CTACCTTTGTATTCTTAGTAAAGAACCAACCATCAATATTGTGAAAGTACCTTCCGTTGTATTCTCTTGAAGATACATTACACTTGATTAAGACTGAATCCCCTACATTTAACTTATCCAAGTCTTTAATCTTGTCATCTCCAAATGCTGTAATTGCAATTTCAGGATTATAATCTGCACCTGTATTGACTACTACTGTTTGCTTTTTCCAAACCTTTTCAGACTTACTTATTCCTGATTCTATATCAAGTTTCTTTACTAATTTTCCTTTTACTTCCATTTTTATTGTGCCTGTTTTTGCAGGTCTTTTTTAATTAAATTATTTATTTATTTCTTGCTTTAACATTTTCATCAATGTACTTTCTTGCTTTTCTGACATTGAGTAGTTTATCATCTTAGACATTACTGCTGAACTTTTACCTGTATTAATAGCTTCTAACATAGCGTTGAAAATGTCAGTAGTCATTTGAGGTTTAATAGGTTCGTTTACCTTATTACTATCAGCGTCTTTTGTGTCATCTAATAAGAATAAGTTACCAAGTGCATACTTCTTAGCGTATGAACTACTTGAACCGAATGATTGAGCAATATCCATTCCTTTTCTATTAGGATTAATACCTGCTTGAGCTTCTACAAAGATAGTCTCTTCTCCATCAGAAATAGAAACTTTAGATGTTAAAACTAAGTAACCTGCAATCTCTTGAGTTGTTTCAGTTATCGTTAAGTAACAGTTATACTTTTTTAAAAGTGGTTTAACGGCTTCTAAGATGTCTTCTGCTGAACGATACTTGTACTTACCAAAACTGTTAAATTGGTTCTTAGGTGCTTTTAATTCGCTTTGTATTGCGATTAAATAGTCCTGCTTGTTTTCTGTTTTCATTTTAAATTTATTATTATTGGTGTATTATTATTTTCTTTATAGTATTCTAAATATTCAGGTTTTAATTCTCTATTCCAAGAGTCCTGAAGCTGCCATCCGTAAGTCTTAAGCATTTCTTCAAACTTTCTATGTATCTGCAATTCAGTTCCTATCACAATTACTGACCTATTGTTATTACTCAAATCATTATTAAAATGACCTGACATTCTATCATAAGTATTAATCCCTGTTGCTAAGTATTGAGGTTTTAAATACCATTCTTCAGCTTTTACTTTTTTATTATCTAATTGATAGCCCATAAACTTTGAGTAAAAAGCTTTATTATAGTCAATGTAACTAGTGTGTTCTAAATATTCTGCGTCTAGTATAGTCATATTAAAATATTAAAGAGTCAATGAATGAAAATGTATTACACATTAAGAATAATATTATTGTGAATACTCCTAAAGTAAAAACAGAAAAAGCCATATCGTGAATGTTTTTATTGTACCTAGTTTTTATTAAGTCATTAACATCTTCAGACTTATAATTTCCTAAAGAGTTCTTAGTAAAGAATTGTTCCTTTTCGCTTTCGTTCATATAGTGAACTACTTTGCTTTTTAAATTGGTAATCTTGTAATTTTTCATAATATTTATATTGATTAAGTTTGACAAAGATATAAAAATATAATTATATAAACATAATGATAAACAAAGTTATTAACAATTAAGGTGTTTACATCTAGGACAAACTTTATAGCTTGTCTAGTATATTGGTATTAAAAAGAAAAGAAAGTGCCTAAAACGGCTATAGGGCATACCTATAAAGGCATTAAAAGATTGATAGGAGTTTTGCCATTATTTAAAACAACTACACAGCCTACAGCAGGTTTTTTTCCATATTTAGCGTAAGCCATAGCATAGCTTTCGTGGTCTATTCCACATCCAGACTGAACGCCAAATATTCTGAATTTTTGTCCTACGAAATTTTGAACATAACATTGTGTATGTAAATGTCCTTGTACTGTATTCATCATATCTGCTCTACACTTAGTGGATGCAGTACCTCCTTCTCCGTGTAAATATTGAACATTGTCTAATACATAACGTTCTACAAAATTCCAATCAGGAGTTTCTAATACTTCCTTATAAGACTTAATCCATTTAGAAGGTATTGCAGAAGTCTGTGCCTTACGCATTATAAGTCTGTCGTGATTTCCTATAAGTACAGTAGCAACAGGAAAAGCATCTCGCCAACGTGCAATACGCTTAATAGCTAATTCTAGCTCCTCTAAGCCACCCATACCATCAGCAGATGTTTCGTGGTATGAACTATAATGATTGTCTATTACGTCGCCTATGAAGACTACCTCTGTGCAATTAAAGGTATCATACTGCTCAATACACCAATCAAGATAGGTGTCAAGACAAAATGGTTCGTGAAGGTCGCCGATAACTAGGACATTCCTAGCTTCGGTTTCCCTCATTTTTTCTAATGCCACTATTTCGTGTGGCTTTAATCTGTATCTATTATTTCTTAGCAACGTCTGCTATTCCCTGTCCAACAATAAGAACTAAAATTGCGTGATATAATTCTGTTGCAGTAGATTGGTCTACTCCTAAGTAAGTTACTATAGCAGGAACTACTACAGAACTGATTGCGTACCAAAACTTCTTAGACTTTAACATCTGACCGATTAGGTACTTTTGGAAAAACTTTTTCATATTATTTATTTTTAATTATTAAATTTATATTTTCTCCGCCTAAATTAAGTATTTCTTTGATTAACAAGTCCATAGCTAATACAGAGTTTTGAACAACGTCTTGTTGAGTTCCTAGTCCTACTAGAATACAACCGCTTGTATCTTTAGGGAAATTACCCCTGTGAAATAGAATGTATTTTCTATTTGGTACATCTTTGACTAATAAGTGTAAGTAATCTCTTGAAGCTGATTCTCTAGCTAATCTAAGTCTTACATCATAAATACCCGCAGGAATACAACTTATAGTTTGTTGATTATCTAACCAAGGATTTTCAAGAGTATCACACATCCGTTCTCCATTTAGGAAAAGTTCTCCTATAGTGGATTTATCAGAGAATGTATCTCTTATGAGTAATAAGTTAATCAGTTTTTTTTTTGTCAAATTTAACAAATTTATAAATCGTAAAAGTAATGGCTAATATTAAGGAACAAAAAGTTAAAAGCTCATTACACTCAGTTAGGCTGAATGCTATTGCTGTACTATTTGCTAGTCCTACTTGAAGGCTGTCTTGCATTTGTTTTATTATTAGGCTTTTTATCCAAGTAGGATTTAAGCTTTGTTATATTAATTTGTTTTGGCTTGTAGTGTTTCTTCATTATGAGTAATCAGATGAGCTTAAAAAGTTCTGTAAGGTAAGTCTAGTTCCTTGATTTTGTGGTCGTTCAAGATTCATTCCGTTATAGTAAGCATTTCTATCAGGGTCTACATCTGCACCTGTGTTTGTTGAGTATTCAGGAAATAAAGAATTGTTATTACATAGGTAACTTATCATTCTTTCAGTATAATATTGAGCTGTATTTGAAACTTCTTCTCTTAGGTGCTGACTTTCGTCTGTGCTTAAAGCATTACCTGTCTCAGATGTCTTAGAGTAAATATTGCCATTTTCTATCTTAAATCTTAAAAAAGGTATAGCGTGATAAAATGCCCAATTTGGCAGCATATCTCCAACGTAGTCATCTAATAAAGTTTTGTAAGCTGCATTTACAGGTAGATTTACTGTTCCTGCTGTAATCAAGTCTTTTAACTTTTGATTTAAGTCAGTACCTAGCTTAGTTTCCACATATAGCTTCTGTGCCTGCCTTACATAAGGAAGTAGTAGCTCAACATCTACATTAAGATTGATTGCTGTTGAGTCCTTTAATTTAGCTTCTGATATAAATAGTACGTAGCTCATAGTTATCTTGGTTCTAAAAATCCATTATTTTTCATTCTCTTTGGTGGTCTTGCTACTAAGTTATCATTCTTTTCAGCTGTAAAACCTTCTGACTTAGCTTTTGTATATCCTATTAGTTGTTTAGAAGATATATTACTTTTAGCACCTCTTAAAGAAGTCTTATAGATTTGTCTTAGCCAAAAATGATGACAGTTACCACCTCCTTTGTAAAGCCATATACTATATGTTGCTGCTCCTCTAGCTCCCCAACCTGGATTTACTGCTTTACTTCCCATTTGTATAATATCTTCCTTTCGGTATATCTTTTTAGAGGATTCCATTAATTTGCAAAAATCTCTTGTTCCTCCAGTTTGACTTAAAAAGTTATCTTGAGTATAAACATATCTAACTTTGTAAAATTCATTATCTGACTTATTTGTGCCATCTTGTGAACTTCTAGCATTAGGTCTAGCTGTACCTGTTGAAGCTAACTCTAATTTTTCATTAGCTACTTCATTTAATACTTGCTCAAAATTAAAATCTTGATGTTCTCCGTCTACTACTTCTTCTTCTACTAATTCCCATTCTTCAGACATATCTTCTCCGAACTCCTCTATGAACTTAGAAAGCTCTGTAGCTTCTGTGTGACCTTCACACGCCATATAGACTGTCTTACCTTCGTATTCGTGTTCGTGGTAACCTTCACACCCTAAAGTCTTTGCACTTGCTAAGGCTTCTTCTATGGTATCAAAAACAGGCTTTCCGTCAATCATTCCTACTTTTGCAAACTCCTCTTTTATTTCAACAGATTCTTCTTCATTTAAAGGTGGTAATCCTATTTCTTCTCTAATTTCATCTTGCGTCATTACTTCTCTAATAGTCTTAGAGTCAAATTGAATAGTAATTGGTTTAAGCTGTACAAACTGAACAGGCATATCCATATTGTTTACTTGGAATATCTTGTGTAATACTTTTAAAATTTGCCCTTGAAATGGCATTACAACAGTATTTAAGTAAAAATTAGAA